GGGGCAGGACTTGAGGGCGAACGAAGCGGACTGTTTTTTGAGGCCGTTCGCGTGGTTCAGCAACTCAGACCCCGAGCAGTTGTGCTGGAGAACGTGGCAGCGTTGCTTACTCGGGGGCTGGACAGAGTACTCGGGACGTTGGCCGAGGTCGGGTATAATGCGGAATGGCATTGCGTACCGGCTGCCGCCGTTGGTGCCCCGCATATCAGGGACCGGGTGTTCGTGGTGGCCTACGCCAGCGGCATCGGATGCGTTTACAGAAAACCTGAAATCGAAGCACGGCCCGGACAGCATCCACTTATCGACCATCGGCCAGTACGTCAAGATGTGGCCAACACCGCGAGCGGCAGACTGCAAGCGGGGGCCGGATTATGGAGCGACGGCAAATCATCAGGGCGGCGGAAATTTGCTGGGAGCAGTGATGACGGCAGAGAAAGCCAGTGGGCAGTTGAACCCAGCGTGGGTCGAGTGGCTCATGGGATTCCCAGTCGGGTGGACCGACTTCGAGGACTCGGCAACGCAGTAGTGCCGCAGGTGGCGGAGTTTGTCGGGCGTCTGGTTATCGAAAGGCTGGCAGAATGAACTGGAACAGGATTGAGCTGTACCGAGGGCAGCGTGTAGAGCTGCGAGTGTGCGACGCACAAGCGAGCAGGTGGATGCCTGCCGTTGTTTGCGGGGTGTTGATCGCTAGGGGCAATGAGCCGCTGTATCAGATCGAAGAGGAGGACGGTCAATTGCGGTGGGCTGGGCGCGAGCGTTTGCGGACAATGCCGGACGACATTGACAAAATTTCGAATGGGAATATGCCATGACATTGTTATGCGTGTGGTGTGTTGCAGCTTTTTTTTGCCTCGGGTATTTTTTAGGGGTTGACTATGCACAGTGAAACAGAATTTTATTTGATTTGCAGTGCGTTTGGAGCGTACTGGGGCATCATTGCGTTGTGGTGCGTGTGCGAGCTGGTGGCGTGGCTGGCGGTCGGACGCAAGCAGCAGGAGGCAACAGAGCATGATCAAGTCATTCACGCTGAACATACCCGGCACGCCAGTGGCACAACCAAGGCATCGGATTTCAACGCGGGGCGGCTACGCAAAAGCGTATCTGCCGAGTGACCATCCGGTACACGCATTTAAACAGGCAATCGCGTTGCAGGCTGCTAGGCATGGTCTGTTTGTGGGTGCCGTTGAGGTTGCAATTGTGGCGTGGTTTCCCATGCCGGCGAGCTGGAGCAAGAAAAAACGACGCGAGCACGAAGGCCGATGGCATACGCAAAAACCGGACGCCGACAACGTGAGCAAGGCCGTGATCGATGCGTTGCATGAGCATTGGAACGACGATTGCCAAGTAGCAATGCTGACGTTGCAAAAGCGGTGGACAGGCGGAACAGGAATGACTCAGATTACAGTTTGCGAAATACAGGAGGATGCAAGCAGTGAGTGAGCAGAAAAAACAAAGTTGACAACGCAACCGCAACGCGTAAGATGCGGAAAATTCAGCGTGACGGCTGGATTTGCACTATCAATTACTATCAGGCTACCAGCCTGATCTGCAACCCCTGCGGGATGGCGTCACACGTCCCGCAGGGGTTTTTTCTGTTGATTAAGGAGGATGAAACGATGCAAGACGAGGAACAAGAACCGATTCCGATGGCCGACCTGCAGGAGCACTGGCAGCAGCAGGACGGCGACCAGCAGACGCAATTGACGCGGCTGCATCAGGTCAAAGCGGACGCCGTGGCACTGGTGCGACCGATGCGAACAATAACAGTCGAGGGCGACGGATTGCCAGCAGTCCAGACCGCACGCAAGGCCGTTGTGAAGATGCGGACCAGCGTTGACAAACGCAGGAAGGCGTTGAACGACGAGGCGCAGTCGTGGATAAAAACAGTCAACGGCGTGGCGAAAGAAATCACAGGCATTCTGGAGCCGGTGGAAGAGCATTTGAAGCAGCAGGAGGCACTAGAGGCTGATCGGCAGCGCAGGGCCGAGGAGGCCGAGCAGGCCGAGCGGGCGGCAGTCCGTCGCATGGGCTGGCCGACAGAACTAGGGCCGTTTCCGGAATTGCAGGCGCGAACAGTCACAGCGAGCGAGTGGCAGACGCTGGTGATGCAGAAATCCATTGAGGCTGCCGAGGCCAAACGCAAGGCCGAGGAAGAAGCGGCTATGCGGGCAGAGTTGGCGCGGCTGCGACAGGCGGCAGCCGAGGCTGAGGCCGAGCGTCAGCGACTGGCGGCAGAGATTGAGGCAGCACGAAAGCCGGAGCCGGTTTCCGTGCGGGTCGTTGAGACCGAGCCGGAGCCGATTGAGCAGCCTGCACCAATCGCGAATCCATTCCTGCGACAGGACGCAGTACACCAGCCACCGACGCCAGCCGTGAAGTTGTTTGCGGGCGCAGGCCGAGACGACCGCACGCGGCTGCGGGATCTGATTAAACGTCTGGCGGAAATCACGGCACAGCAGGGCGAACTGGACTGGCGGGCAGAAGTTAATCAGGCAATGCAGGAGGCAATGGAATGAGGATTACATCAAGGTTGCTGCAAACATTGCGAGAGCTTGACATTGGTAGAGTGCAGTACTTGCCTGCGGGATTGACCGAGCCGCAGGTGTTGACGTTGCTGCAAATGGTAGGCGTGGGGCAGTGGAGCCGCGCTGAAGACGTAAAAACAGGCCGGTGGTCGGTTTGTCGGATTGGTTGATCGATTGGAGGTAAAGCAATGAAGATCATTAAAGGCAAACAGCAGGTGCCGCGAAGGGTTATGCTGTACGGAACACACGGGATCGGGAAATCCAGCTGGGCGGCACAGGCTCCGGATGTGCTGTTTCTGAATCTGGAAGATGGGCTAAACGACATCGACTGCGCGAAAACGCAGCACCTGAAAACGTGGGCGGATCTGATGGCGGCGTTGTCGTGGCTGTTTGCGAATCCGCAGCACGGTTTTCGGTGGCTGGCAATTGACACCGTTGACTGGCTGGAGGGCATCATTCATGCGGACGTTGCCGAAAAAGCCGGGAAGAAATCAATTGCCGACATTCCGTATGGCGCAGGCTACAAGCAGGCAGTCGTGCTGTGGGATACGCTGCTGGACGGTCTCGATCAGATGCGGCGGCTGCAGGGCGTGGGCATCATTTTGCTGGCGCACAGCGTTGTTAGGCGGCATCAAGACCCAGCAACAGACAGCTATGACCGCTATCAGCCAGCATTGCATGAAACGGCATCGGCACTGCTGCAAGAGTGGTGCGATGAGGTTTTATTTGCCAGCTACAGGGTGTATCTGAAAAAGGAAGATCAAGGGTTTAACAAGGAGCGAACCATTGCGGCGGGATCTGGTGAGCGGTATTTACGCTGCACCGAGACTCCGGCAGCATTGGCGAAAAACCGGCTGTCACTGCCGGCGGAGGCAGAGTTTAGCTGGGCGGCGTATGCCCAGCATTTCAACGTGGCTGCACCCGGAAACATTGCCGGTGTCGTGGTCGATGGCACGAGCAAGAAAGGGTGAGGTGATACTGTGGCAAATCTCAGTGGATTTAATGCGGCCAACGTCGAGCCGACAGGACCGGGCGGAGCCATTCCGGCGGGTGACTACCAAGTAATCATTGTGGAGAGTGCTGAAGCTGCGACAAAGGCAGGCAATGGCAAGCTGCTCAATCTTACGCTGCAGATCGTGGATGGCGAACACAAGGGCAGGAAGTTGTACGACAGGCTGAACCTGTGGAACGCAAATGACAAAGCCCGAGCGATTGCACAGGGCACGCTGTCAGCAATCTGCAGGGCCGTCAATGTGCTGACGCCGCAAGACTCAGCGGAACTGCATCACAAGCAGCTCACGGCACGGGTCACGGTCGGCGAGTATGAGGGCAAGCCGCGAAACGAGGTTAAGGGATATCTGCCGAAGAAGACGGCAAGCCCGGCAGCGTTTCAGGCACCGGCAGCCGGCGGTCAGTCGATGGCAAATCCGTTTGGTTGATTAGCGCGGAGTCGATGAGGGCGGAGGCAATGGGGCAGCGGTGATACGCTGCCCCATTTTTTGACACAGCAGGAGTGAGGCGAGTGCAACCGAGATATTATCAGGCAGCGGCGAATGAGGCGGCGTGGTCATATATGGCAAGCGGGGCAGGCAATCCGCTGATCGTGCTTCCGACCGGGGCAGGGAAGTCGCTGGTGATTGCGTTATTGGTGCGACAAGCGTTGGCGTTCAATCAACAGGTGTTGGTGCTGGCACACCGCAAAGAACTGCTCCAGCAGAACGCAGAGAAAATCGAGACACTGGTGGGCGTGAGTGTGGGGTTAAATTCTGCAGGACTGCGGCAGCATGATTTTGATTCCGCTGTTATTTGTGCGGGCATCCAGTCAGTCTACCGAAAGGCGTGGGATTTCGGGGCACGCGGGCTGGTGCTGATCGATGAAGCCCATTTGATTTCCGACGACGATTCCAGCATGTACGGGCAGTTTCTGGAAGGTCTGCAGGTCGTTAATCGGCGGTTGTTTGCGTGTGGTCTGACAGCGACACCATACCGAACAGGTGAGGGCTGTATTGCAGGTGATGGCAAGCTGTTCAGCGGCGTTTGTTACGAGGCAATGACGGGGCAATTGATTGGTGAGGGGTGGCTGGCACCACTGACGAACACACCAGCGGAGGGGGCCGTGGATATGTCGGGCGTCGCTAGGCGTGGCGGTGAGTTTGTGCAGGCTGACATGGAGCGGGCGTTTTCTGGTGACGACAAGGTTTTGCGGGCGGTGTGCGAGATCGTGGCATTGACTGAGGGCAGGCGGTCGGTGATTGTGTTTTGCGCTGGGGTCATGCACGCCGAACAGGTCGCGCAGTGTCTGCGTGAGATTACACGCGAGCGGGTGGAGTGCGTGACAGGAGACACGCCACCAGACGACCGGAAACGGACGCTGGAAGATTTTCGCAGTGGTTTGTTGCGGTGGTGCGTCAATGTGGATGTGTTGACGACCGGGTTTGATTGCCCTCGAATTGACGCAATTGCGGTGCTGCGGGCAACTATGAGTCCAGGGCTATTTGCGCAAATCGTCGGGCGTGGGCTTCGCAAGACCGAAGGCAAAGCGGACTGTTTGGTACTGGATTTTGGCGGCAACATCAGCCGGCATGGCTCGCTCGATTCGCCAGACTACGGCAGATACACCGGAGGCCGAGGGCATCAGGCGGGCGAGCGGATCGAGACTGAGGGAGCCGGCGGGCAGAAGATTTGCCCAAAGTGCGGCACCAGCTGTGCAGCCCGGTCAGCGTTCTGTCCTGAGTGCGGCAACGGGTTTCCCGTGAATCACGAGGAAACAGCGGATCTGTCTTCGCAGATTACAGGCAAGCCCGAGCCGGAGGCGTGGACCGTCGAGCGAGTCACCTGGAGCCGGCACGTCAAAAAAGACGCACCGGAAAAACCGCCGACGCTGCGGGTCAATTACGAGGGATACCCAGCGGACGCAGGGCCGGGCAATCTCAGCCGCGACGTGATTTCCGAATGGGTTTGCGTCGAGCACGAAGGCTTTGCAGGACAGAAGGCTTTCGGGTGGTGGCAATGCCGGTCGGCGATAGCATTCCCGCAGTCCGTTGAGGCGGCTATTGATTTGCTGGACGCGGGGGCATGTCGTCAGCCGTCAACGATTTGGGTCGTGCCGGAGGGCAAGTGGAAGCGGATTGCCCGTGTTGAGTTCTCGGATGAGATCCCGGACAAAGCCGACGTGCAGGCAAGGATGGTGGACGGGTTGAGTGATGACGATGTGCCGTTTTGAAAGGGCCGAACATGCTGAAGTGTGATGAAACTTCGGGGGGTTGTGGATATGAAGGCAACGTACCAGACCCGGTTACGCGGGAAATAAGGTGCAGTAAGTGCGGGAAATTTTACTATGCAAAAAAGGTGGAAATCGGAGAAGAGCCGCGAACGCTGAAGACAACACACAAGGCAATCACCGGCGCAAAACGCAGGGCGGTGTTGCTGCGGTCGTCTGGCTTCTGTGAGTTGTGTGGACGCAGGGACGAACTACAGGTCGGGCATTTGGTCAGCGTTGAACGTGGGCACGAATACGGACTGACTGACGACGAAATCAATCATTCGGAGAATCTGTGCGCGATGTGCCCCGAGTGCAACAGCAACATGCGGTCAGAAGTTGTCCCGTTGCGGGTGGCGTTGGTGATGATCCGAGACCGAGCACGGAGGGCCGGGCAATGAGTTGGGAATATGTGCCGGACGAGCTGAAAGAGCTGCAGCGGTGGATGTGCTGGGAGCTGAGAGGCGGGACAAAAGTCCCCACGCAGACAGACGGCAGGCCAGCGAAGTCAAACGATCCGGAGACGTGGACCGGGTTTCCGCTGGTGGCAGATCGGGGCCGGATTGCCATTGCAATCGAGGCCCCGTATTGCGGGATTGACCTAGACAACTGCCTTCACGAGGGCGAGCCGCGACCGTGGGCAAGGCCGATTGTGAAGGCTCTGGAGGCCGTGGCGTATGGCGAGATCAGCCCGAGCGGGCAGGGCATTAAATTCATCACGCGAGCACGAAAGCCTGAGGGGGCGAGATGCACGCAGAGATTTGGCGACGATAAACAACAACTGGAGTGCTACGACCATTCCCGGTTTTGGACGATCACCGGGGACAAGTGGAGCGGCAGCCGGGGCATTGGCGACGGTCAGGCGGTCATCGACTGGCTGTGCAGGCTGCACCTAACGCCGGACGCGCCACAAACGCTACAGAGGCCCGCTGCGGGGCTTACGGCAGTCGGGGCGGCAAACAGCCTGTACCAGCGGGCGGAGGCGTACACGCGGGCAAAGCCGGCGGCAGGTGAGGGCGGCAGGAATCGCGAGGCGTTCAGTTTGGCGGGGCACCTGTGGTCATTTGTTGGGGATTTCGGCGAGCGGTTGACGGACGATCAGGTTTTGGGGCTGGTCACTGACTGGAACAGCACGAATGCTCCGCCGCTGGGGGCTGAGGAGATCGGTCGGGTGGTGGCGAGTGCCAGGCGAAACGGCACCCCGAGGCCCGACAAGGCCCCGCAGGCGTTACCTGACATGTCGGGCGTGGATCTTTCCGCAATCATCAGCCCGAGGCCCGTACAGGCCAAACGGCAGGATTCAGACGCGAAGCTGCCGGCGGAGCTGCTGGAGATTCCGGGGCTGATTGGCGACGTGATGCGGCACAACTTGGCGACAGCCCACTACCCACTGCCGGAATTGGCACTGGCAGGGGCACTGGCGTTGATGAGCACGGTGACGGGCGGCAAGGTGGTGGACCGGGTCCGGACGCGCCCGAATCTGTTCGTCATTGGCTTGGCACCGTCAGGCGGCGGCAAGGATCATTCCCGCAAACTCAACCGGCAGATTCTCCGGGCAGCGGGTGGTGGCGATTGTGTGGGGCCGGAGCGAATTGGCAGTCACGCCGGCATTATCAGCACGATGGCCGAGCAGTGGCTGACGTTGTTTCAGGTCGATGAGATTGCCCATTTGGTCATGGCCATGCAGGACCGGGGCAGCCCGCATTTGGTGCAGATTTCTGCAGTGCTGATGCAGTTGTTTTCCAGTGCTGACAGCGAATGGATTTCGGACGCCTACGGCGACCGAAATAAGGTAAAAAGGCTGCAATATCCGCACGCTGTGCTGTACGGAACCAGCGTTCCCGAAGGCTTCTGGGAGTCGTTGACGGAGGAAAATCTCAGGGGCGGATTGATTGGCCGATGCCTAGTGTTTGAGTCGAGCCGTTACGTCGAGTATCAAGAACCGTCAGAATCTGAGATTCCGCAGGATGTTGTGGACCGGCTCAGGTATTGGCTGGAGCTGAAAACGCATGGCGGAAATCTTGCAAACACGGCAGTGCAGGGGGCACACCCGCGTAGGGTAGACCGAGACGAACAGGCGCAGGAAAGACTACATCAACACACCATTGATATTAGCAAACGCCGGATGACTGAAGACCCTACACGGTCAGCAATTTGGAGCCGAGCAGCCGAAAAGACGCACAAGCTGGCACTGCTGTTTGCCTGCAGCCGGTGCAATGGGGACGATTGGCCTGTTATCAGACTGGAAGACGCAGACCGGGCAATCCGTCTCAACAACTGGCTGACGCGAAGAATGCTGCTGGCGGCTGACAGGCACGTCAGCGGGTCTGAGTTTGGCCGGCTGGTCAATCAAATGCGGAGCCTGCTGATAGAGCGTCCTGGCGAGCCGTGGACACTGACGCAGATTTGCAGGCGTACCCGCAAACTGACGCCGAGGCAGCGGCAAGACATTCTGCAAACCTTGATCCAGTCTGGGGACGTGGTGCAGGAGTCAGTTGAGGTAAACAGCCGGACGGTTGTGCACTACAGGAGCACAGAGCAAACGGACGGGAATTAACAGGGAAACGGCGGGGAAATTCCCGGAACAGTCAGAGCGTGAAACAAATGAATTCCAATCTGTTCCTAACAATTCCACGGAGGAAGGGAACGCCCGAAGTGTAAGAGAATAAAGCAGTTAAGTATATAAAAGAAGAAGAATTCCCCTATTCCATACCCCCCCCCTGATTTTACCCAGTTTGGGCCTGTTTGGCCTATTTTTCTTCTTACGCGTGTGCGCGGGAATCGAGCAGGCAATGAGCAAACGAACAATCGACGAAACAGGCCGAGACGTACCAGCACGCAAGAGCCGTTATGTGTGGGAGGTGCTGTTTCTGCGACCTGATCCGGATACTGATCGAGCAGTGGAATGGGTGGCGTCGCCCTGCGAGGTGCCGAAAAATTGGTATCGCACGCCGTTCAGTCGATACCGGATTATTCTTGACAACGAGAGTTGACGGCGGCAGAATGATTGCGTTTCGGGGGGGGCAGTTTTTTCAGCGATTGCCCACCTGCTGCCGTGGCGTCAATCACCTCCATCGACGCATCACAACACGGCAGCAGGTCTTGCGCCGTCTGCATCGAGGATGTGTA